TCGCCTGCGACCAGACCGCTGGTCCTTTGATCGGGCGTGCTACCGGCTATGGCAGGGGAATTACAAGCGTCGGGCGCAGCAACGCCGTGAAGCCTTGCATCGGCAGGGTTACACCTGCTTCTACTGCGACCAGCCGCTGTCGTATCGCTACGCGCAGTTACACCACCTCTACCGCGATAACACGAACTACGAAGAAGCGAGCGATCTCGCGGCGGTACACGACGTGTGCCATCAGCGCATGGAATCTGTCGCGAAGACATTAGTTCAGTCCAGATGGCAGATGGCCGGATGTGGCTGTCAGCCGAGGTTGCCTATGGCGGCCTAACCCAACTTTCCCCGCCTGACGGGACGAGAAGAAGGAGCCGCGATGGCTGAGCACAAGCAGTTTCTGGCTGTCCCGCTGGAAGACTACGACCTGAAGGCGGGCGAGGACGGGTGGGTTTTTTCGGCCTACGCGAGCACGTACAACAACCGCGATCACGGCGGCGACGTCATCGACCCGAAAGCGTTCGAGATGACGCTGAAGTCGCGCACCTGGCGGCCATTGCTCTGGCAGCACGACATGCGCGAGCCGATCGGCATCGAGCAGTCCTTGAAGTCGGATCGCCGCGGCCTGCTCGGCACGTGGGAACTGATCGACACCCAGCGCGGCTCGGACGCCTACAAACTGCTGAAACGTGGCGCCGTGCGCTCGATGAGCATCGGCTACATCCCCCAGGAGTGGGAATGGCGCGAGGAAGGCGAGACGCGACTGCTGAAGTCCGTCGACCTTCTCGAAAACTCGGTGGTCAGCATCCCGATGAACGAGCAGGCCCAGGTGACGAGCGTCAAGCACGGCATCGACCTGAATGTCCCGTTCGAGGAGTTGATCGCACAGGTCAAGGCAGCGTTGCTGCTGGGAGCAGACGAGGCGGAAGCCTTGTTTTCCCGCCGGGTCGAGGACGAGCGAAAGCTCAGCCAAGCCCACATCGATGTCCTCACGTTGCTGGACGAAGAACTGAAAGGTTCTCAGGCACGGATCGAGGCGATTCTGAGCGCGGCACGCGCGGCTGAGGCGCCGGAAGGCAACGCGGCCGAGAGTCTGCGCGTTCGGTTAGCCCTGTACCAGGCGCGACAGCGCGCCCGGTCCCGCGGCGTGGAGAACCACCCCAATGTCCATGAGTCTGGCAGAAGCCCAGAAGGAGATCGATAGCCGGCTCGAAGCCGCTGATCTCATCGAGAAGAAATATCCCGATCCCGCCGACATGCCCAACGTGGATGTCGAGGAAGTCAAGCGCCTCCTGCTGGAGGTCGACGACCTCGAATCCAAGCGAGCTGGGCTGGAAGATGCCGAGGCGCGGCGCAACCGTATCGCGGCCAGCATGAACCGTCACTCGCGCCCGCAGGTCACGTCGTTCAAGCCGAGCGGCGGTAGCGCCCGTGATGACGACGAGGAGACACGGCTCGCCATTGCTCGCAAGACGAGCCCTGGCATGCAGTTCCTTCAGAACCGCGAGTACCGCCAACTGAAGAACGACGGCATCTTCAATAGCGCGCTCGCCCGCACCGAGTTCTCGGTCAACCTGGCCGAGGGCACGAGCCTGATCGACTGGGCAATGGCCCGCAAGGCCCTCCTGCGTGGTGGTTCGACCACCAGCGGCCAGGCGTTCGTGCTCGAAGACCATCGCGCCGGGTTCGTCGAGATCCTCCAGCGTGAGATCAACGTCCTCGACCTGCTCACGCGGGTACCGACCGAGTCGGACACCATCGAGTACGTCAAGGAAGACACGTTTACCAACAGCGCGGCGTTCGTCGCTGAGGCCACGGGCTTCAACGCGACCGCACTTGGTGATCAGGGCGTCAAGCCTGAGTCAACCCTGACCTACTCGACTGCCACGAGCACGGTGCGGACCCTGGCGCACTGGATTCCAGTGACCAACCGCATGCTCAGCGATGCGCCCGCGATCCGCGGCCTGATCGACACGCGGCTCCTGCTCGGGCTCACGCTCGCGCTCGAATCGCAGGTCATCTCGGGCAACGGCTCAGGTGAAAACCTCACGGGCATCCTGACGGTGAACGGCACGAACGTCGTCGCCGGCGGCTCGTACAACAACGCGATGGACGCCATCTATAAGGGCCGCACGCTGGTTCGCGTGACAGGTCATGGACGCCCGAGCGCGGCGGTCCTGCACCCGAACGACTGGGAACAGATTCGTCTGGCAAGGGAAAACGCCGCGACCGCAACGTTGGGTCAGTACCTGATGGGGCCACCGTCCCAGCAGGGGCCTGTCACGCTGTGGGGCATGCCGATCGTTGAGTCCGAGGCGATGACCGAGGGCACAGCGGTGGTCGGTGACTGGGCGATGGGCGCCACCCTGTTCGATCGCGAGCAGGGCAGCATCCGCGTCGGGACCATCAACGACCAGTTCATTCGCAACATTCAGACCATCCTGGCTGAGTTGAGAGTGGCCTTTGTTGCATGGCGTCCCGCGGTTTTTTCCAAGGTTACTGCTATATAATCACCGCTATCTGACGCTGAGCGGGGCGTGTTACGCCAGCACGACCCCGCTCAACAGTCACACTTTGCGAGAACTATGCGAACCAACTACCAGACAAAGGATGTTCGGACGATGGAAGTACGCTTGCACGACGCCAACGGCATGCATATCGGATCGATTGACGCGGACGACGAGCCGGCACACGACGGGGTCGTCGAGTCGGGCGGGAAGACCTACATCTGGAATCAGCGCAACAATCAGTGGCGCGAGTCCAGCGGCTCGTTCAAGTCCAAGTTCGAGAAGCTAGAGGTGGAGAGCACCCCAAAGGGGGAATCCTCAGCCGCCGCAAAAGGCGACAAGTAGGCGCGCCCACGTTCTCGTTTCTCGTTCCGACGCACCGCGAGGACCGGCCGCTGCGGCGGTGTCTGGACTCGATCGCGCCGCAGCTCGCGCAGGGTGACGAGGTCATCGTGATCGGTGACGTACACGATGGCCCGCTCCCCGCGGTGCAGGAACTGGTCGCCGGCTACGGGCCCGCGTTCTCCTACCTGGCGTTCGACGCCGGCCACCACTGCTACGGGCATTGCCAGTTGAATCGGGCCATGTGGTACGTGAAGGGCAAGTACGTCCACGTGAATGACGATGACGACGTGTGGGCGCCAGACGCCGTCGAGACGATGCGCTCGGCGGCGGGAGAACATCCCGGCAAGCCGCTACTGTTCCGGTTCAAGTCGTATCACGGGCCGATCTTCTGGAACACGAAGGGGCGGCTCATACGGCATCAGGTGGGCGGCCATTGCCTGGTGACGCCGGCGAACCGCGCGGGCTCGTTTACCTGCGACTACACCGGCGACTTCGACTGGGTCATGACGAGCGTTATGCAGTGCGGCGGCGTGCAGACCGCCGTGTGGATCGACAAGGTCGTCTGCTACGCGCGGCCTACCTGACGACTCTCAAGTGCGCGCAGCGCGAGGTGCAAGAACGGTGGAATCTCGCGGACGCCGCGTTCCCAACGGCTGACGGTCATCGTGTCGACGCCGAGCAACGCAGCGAGGCCGGCCTGAGAAAGGCCGGCCTGCTTGCGCCAGGATTGGAGGTCGGCCGCAGTCACTCTAGTCCTCCCTGACTGTCACTGGCAGGCCGTGAAACTGATCGCAAGTATGACGATCTACGCATTCGCATCGAGGCAAGTGTGCGGGACAGCCGAAGATCGTTTGGCGACAATCTTGGCACTCGCTCTCAGACCGTAGCCGTTCGTACTCGGCTTTCGGGATCATGACGTAGACCTCGCCCGTTTCGGCGTGTTGCCACTCTTGAGGGTTGGTAGTCACGCGACTATCCCACACTGGCAGTCGCCCGCTCCGTGGCAGCGTCCATTGCATTTGCAGTCACAGGAGGTTTTGCCATTGAGGCAGGCCCCGCCGCACTCACTCTTGCCACCGCCACGTGTGCTACGGGTTTTTATCTGAACCATCTTCGGGTAAGCCTCGTGGCAGGCCGAGCATACTGGGCGATGGCTCTCAAAAGTCTCCCCGGCGTGCTCGCCGCGGAGGATCGTACTGGTGTACGCCTCACGGTTTGGGCTCATCCGGCAGCAGGCGGTGTAGCAGGTGGTCATGTACGTATAGTAGACCATTGGCCTATGCCTGTCAATAGGGAATCAGGGATGCCGGCATGACAGCGTGGGTCTACACGGTCGCACGCAACGAGTCGCTCATGATGCCGTACCTGCTGCGGCATTACGCGACGTTCTGCGACCGCATGGTGGTCTACGACGACAAGTCGGACGACGGCACGCCGGACCACGCGCGCGCGGGCGGGGCTGAGGTGCGTCCGTACCCGTTCGAGGGACTCGACGATATCGAGTTCGTCGGCCTCGCGAACGCGGTCTACATCGAGGCCCGCGGTCAGGCGGATTGGATCATCTGGGTGGACGCTGACGAGTTCCTGTACCACCCGCGCGGCATGCTCCAGCGGCTCCTTGAGTTGAAGGAGGCGGGCATCACGCTGCCGAAGGTACAGGGCTACGGCATGATCGCGGACGCCCCGCCCACAACCAGATACCAGATCTACGACGAGATCAACGTTGGCTTCGAGCACCACCGCTACAGCAAGCCCTGCATCCTGAATCCGATCCTCGGCATCCGCTGGGAGGTCGGCAAGCACGACATCAAGGTGTTCGGGAATGGCGCGACGACGAATACCGACGACCCGCTGCGGCTGTTGCACTACCGCTACCTGGGCAGGGAGTACCACGAGGCGCGCAACGCGAAGAACTGGGAGCGCATCTCGAAGCAGAACATCGCCTATCGCCTCGGCTACGAGACGGCACCTGGCTGGCAGGGCGAGTACAGCGCGAACTGGCACGAGCAGCAACGCCACCGTGCCGACATCTGCGTGTGACCTACGACGGCTACCGCGCCATCCTCGCGGAACAGGCTCGTCTGCCGCCCTCGGAGTGGACGTTCAAGCGTATCCCCGGCTATCAGCAGATTCTGGAGCACGTCACCCCTACCTGGGGCCATGCGTATCTCGCGGCGATGCAGGCCGACTTCCCCGACGATTGGCGTCTCTACAAACAGAACTTCGTCGAGTCGGCGCTGCACAACGATAGCCTCGGCAACCCCGAGTGCGTGGAGTTTCCCGAGATCGGCCTGCTCTGCTCTCCCACCAACCTGCGCTACATGCACCAGGCGTTGTGTATCGAGCAGCACATCGCGGAGATGGGCCTCGCCCGCGTGCATGCTATCGAGATCGGTGGCGGCTACGGCGGCCTCGCGTGGTTCCTGCGGCGTGCGTTTGCGTGGCGATGGCTGGAGTACACCATCATCGATCTGCCCGAGGCGGGCGCGATCCAGCGGGCCTACGCGCAGGATCTCGGGTTCTCGATCACCACGGTGGACTGCACCGATGCGGACGCCATCTCGGACGCAGTGAACCGGCATGCGCCGACCACGCGGTTCCTGATCAGTGCCTACGGCTTCAGCGAGTTCACCGAAGACATCCGCGCCATGTACGAACGCCTGATCGTTCAGCACGTCCCGCATGGCTGGCTCGTGTGGAACATGATCCCGATCTACTACTTCACGTCGGTCGCCATGACGGTCAGTCCGGAGCGGCCGGAGACAGCGCGAGGCAACCTGCTGGTTCGATTCTGATGTCTGCTCTGCCCGCTCCCGAGCCGGCGCGCTATCCGCTGGCGTACACCACGTACGACCGTCGCGAGATCCAGGCTGTCATCGAGGCCCTCGGCGCCGGCCAGACCACATGCGGCCCGCGCGTACGGCGCTTCGAGTCGTCCTTCGCGGACTACGTCGGTCGCGAGCACGCGATCATGGTCAACAGCGGCTCCAGCGCAGACCTCCTGATCGCCTTCGGCCTCGGTCCCGCCACCCCTGGCGACGAGGTGCTCGTGCCCGCGGTCACGTGGCCCACCCAGGTGTCGTCGTGCCTGATGGCGGGTTACACGGTGCGCCTGGTCGACGTGGACCCCGAGACGCTCCAGTTCGACACGATGGACCTCGCCGCCAAAATCAACGGCTGCACCCGCGCGATCTTCCCAGTGCACGTACTCGGCGCGGTGGGCGACATGGACACGGTGATGTGGCTGGCAGGCGAGGATCTCGTCGTGCTCGAAGACTGCTGCGAGGCCCTCGGCGCGCGGTGGGGAGGCAAACACGTCGGCACGTTTGGTCAGGCGGCGGCGTTCAGTTTCTTTTTCAGCCACCTCATCAACACGATGGAAGGCGGGATGGTGGTCACCGACTCGAAGGTCGACGACCGCTCGTATCGCCTGTGGCGCTCGCACGGCTGGGAGCCGCGCGAGGACTATCGCTTCTGGTTCCCGACGTGGGGATGGAACGTGCGCCCGACCGAGCTGCAAGGTGCCTTCGGCAACGTCCAGATGACTCGGCTGGAGGGCTTCCGCCTCGCGCGGCAGCGCAACTATGACCGCCTCGTGGCAGGCATCGCCGGTGACGGCTATCTCAGCGGGGTGCGTGTGCTGCCGCTGTGCGAGCCCTCCTGGCATGGCTACCCGCTGCGGGTATCGACGATGGCTCCCTATACCCGCAATGACCTGTGCCACCATCTGGAGACGCACGGGATCGAGACGCGGCCCATCATCGCGGGCAACCTCGCGAAACAACCCGCCGTGCAGAACGACGAGCGTGTGATCGCGGGCGAACTGCCTGGCGCCGACCTCGTCCACGAGCAGGGCTTCTATCTTGGGCTGGCATCCTTCGACGATCCCGAGGGCACGGCGTACGTCTCGCAGATCATCACCGACTTTGTAGGTGCCTTTTGATCCAATTCATCGCCTTTTCCCGATCGCGCCCCCTGCAACTCCACGGTTATCTTTCCTCTCTCTATGCTCAGTGGCAGGGCGAGGCGTCAGACCTGCGGGTGAGCGTGATCGTGCGGGAAGATGAGCCGTACGCAGCGGCCTACGAATGGGTGCGCGCGGAGTTCGAGCAGGTCGATTGGTGGGACGAGGGCGACTTCGCGAGCGACCTCGACGGCCTGGTCGACGACAAGGTGCCGTTCACGAGTTTCGGCTGCGATGACGTGGTGTTCGTGGCGCCGCTCAACCACGGGGCCATCATCGGCGCCTTCGACTGCGACCCGCAGATCATCGGCATGAGCCTGCGACTCGGGCGCAACGTTACGCGCGACATGTTCGCGGTCAGCCTGCCGCAGCCTGTGTTCACCCATGCGACGGAGAACAAGTTGGTCTGGGACGTGTCAGATGGCCGCAGTCTGGGCGATTGGGCCTACCCGTGGGAAGTGCTCGGGACCGTCTACCCGACGTCCTTCGTGCGTGAGGTGGTCGACAAGATCGGCGCGCCGTCCCCGAGCCAACTCGAAGCGCGTGGCGCGAACGTCTGGCGCAAACACACGGCGCTGCGGCACATGGCGTCCTTCGCGACCAGCCGCCTCGTCGTCCCGACCGTGAACATCATCCAACAGGAGTTCCCTGGCAACGGCATCCGCGGCAAGCAGGCGCTCGCACCCGAGTTCCTCGTCGAGTGCTGGCTCAACGGGCTGCGCCTGGACACGGCCGCCCTCGCCGGCCTGACACCGCCGTCCTGGCGGGTAGCCGACTTTCCCTTGCGGAGGCTCGCAGCATGACGTCGGCGGTGAAGATGGCTATCACGGTGTCGCCCGCGCAGTTCCGCGACGACTTCGAGGCGATACGTCTCATTCGGAATGCCGGTCGCCAGTGGATGGAGGACACCGACGAGATCTCACCTGAAACGCAGGAACTTTTCCGCCTGACCCACCCGCGCGTGCTGGCCTATCGCGTCGGTGGCGTCATCGTCGGGTACGGCATGGTCACACGCCGTCTCGATGGCTGTCTGTACGTGTCACTGGCCGTGCACCCCGACTATCAGGGCAAAGGCGTAGGCACCCACATCTACTGGGACCAGCGCAAGCGCTGGACGGTGGACCCGGTGTACGCCCGGTGCCGCGCCACCAACGTGGCATCCATCCGAGCGGCGCAGACCGCAGGCTATGTCACTGAACCTGAGATGTCGGATGAGAACTGGGTCGTCCTGCGTGGTGATCGTCGTGATTGATCTCTTCAGGCCCTACATGGCTCCCACAGCCATCGAGCGTGTCGCATCAACGCTCACCCCGGACCAACACGGGCGGCTGTACGTGGGAGAGGGACCGCGTGTGCAGGAGTTCGAGGAGGCGTTCGGCCAACTGGTCGGCGCGCCAGCCACACCCCTGGCGCTCAATTCCTGCACATCCGCCCTCGACCTGGCTCTCCATCTGATCGGCGTGGGCCTCGGTGACGAGGTCATCTCGACACCCATGACCTGTACCGCCACCAACGGCGTGATCGTCAACCGCGGCGCGAAGATCGTCTGGGCCGACGTCGACCCCACCACCGGGCTGATCAATCCGTCCGACGTGGCCTACAAGGTCACCCCGCGCACGCGAGCCATCATGGCCGTCGATTGGGCGGGCCGGTCCTGCGACTACAACCTCCTGCGACGGGCGGGTCGGCAGCAGGCGAGCAGTTGGCGTGACGTGCCTGTGATTCAGGATGCCGCGCACCACCTGTTCGTGGACATGGACAATCGAGGCGATTATGTGTGCTGGTCCTTCCAGGCGATCAAGCACCTGACGACGGGAGACGGGGGAGCGTTGCTCACACCACCGGAGCAGATGGAACGGGCGCGGCTGCTCCGGTGGTATGGGCTGGACCGCACATCATCTGCGGACTTCCGGTGTTCTCAGGACATCACCGAGGTCGGCTACAAAATCCACATGAACGACATCGCGGCATCCATCGGTCTGGCGAACATCCCGCACGCTGCGTGGGTGGTCGCCCAGCATCAGGCGAATGCCGCGTGGTATGCGCGAGCCATCCACGACGCACCGGACATCATGGTTCCTCCAACCGACCCGGCTGCGTCGTGGTGGCTTTACACGCTGCTCGTTGAGGATCGGGCGGGCCTGGCGCACCATCTGTCGTCCGTTGGTGTTGCCAGCTCGCCCGTTCATCGTCGCAACGACGAGCACACCGCGTTCGCCGCGTTCAACCGCGAGCCGTTGCCGGGCGTGGACTCGTTCGCAGGCAAGGCATTGACAATACCGACCGGCTGGTGGCTCAGCGAGGCCGACCGCGAGCATGTCGCGGCGAGCGTGCTCGAATGGGCGTTCAACCGCACGCCCGCGATGGCGGCCTGACTTGTGACCGACTTCCTGTACGCGACCGTCTCTGAGATCAAGGAACGCCTGTACATCCAGGACACCGAACGCGACCGCGCGTGGCTCGACGTGGCCCGCGGCGCCTCCCGCTGGGTCGAAGAGGTGCTCGGCCATCGGTTCTACTCCTCCGCGGATCTCGATCCCGACAACCCGACCGAGACGCGCTACTACGAGATCCCGCCGTACGAGAACCCGCTCGTGCTGGAGGTCGACGACCTGTTGAGCGTGACCACGCTCCAGTCCGATCCCAACGGTGACGGCACCTTCGACTACACATGGACGGTCACCACCGACTACTGGCTCGGGCCGCGCAACGCCCTCGCCAGGGGCAAGCCCTACAGCCAGATCCACAAGGCGTCCTACGCCGGGCGGTACTGGTTCCCGTCCTATCCGAACAGCGTCAAGGTCGTCGGCAACTTCGGCTACTGCACCCTGGCGAACGTTCCGGCCGGCGTCAAGCAGTTGACCCTGATCGTGGCAGAGGTCACGGCCCGCCCATTGCTCGACCTGACGATGGCGGGTGTCAACTCGTATCAGGTCGGGCCAGAGCTGCGCGTCACGATGGACGCGGGCCAACTGCCGCCGATGGCGCAGAAACTCATCGAGACGTACCGCGAGCCGGTCTACATCGTCTGATCTTTCCTCTTCCCTGTTCGCATCATCAATTCAGTGGCGCCCCGTCTGGTGCGCCGACCTCGGTTCTGGGCCGCCGCACCCTTTTTTAGCCTCACTACGGCCCACCTGTGACGACCCGCTAAACCAAGCTCGGATGAGGAGCGCACCCGTGCCGTAGAAAGCCCTTAGAGGCGCATATCTCATGAATCGCTACGTACCCGCAGTTGTAGCGTCGGTCTTTTCCCTAGCAGTCGTGCTCGGCCCCACCGTGTTGGCCGCGCCGGCCCCCGCGCCTGCTGCCGTGCAGCAGACCGTCACTCTGAATCCAGGCGACACACTCTCGGTATCCTGCTCGACCAGTCTGAGCGGTACCTTCTCCAATCTCCTGTGCGCGCTGGAGCCGACTCCATCGCCGACCCCCGTACCGCCTGCTCCTACGGCTACCCCGCCTGCCGCGAACGTCGGCCTGTGCGGCGAGTCGAATGACACGTGGCACGCCCCCGTCGTGAACGGCTGTCAGACGAAGCACGAGCACGGTGACGCGCCACCCGCGTGGGTGCACACGTCGGCCTATCACCCGATGTTCACCCACCCCGGCAATACGCCGAACGAGAACCTCTTGAAGCACACCTCGTTCAAGGGCTATAGCGCTCGTTTCAGCAACGTCGACCTGTATGTGATCATGCACCTCGACACCAACCCGAACGGGCACACGTCGCGGTTCCACTCGTATCAGATGTGGGCACGGGACGCCTCGGGTGGCATCAGCTACTTCGACGGCTGGATGGACTTCGGTGTCGGTGATTCGACCGGCCCGCAGCTCACGCGGTTCCACTGCGACAACACGGACGGGATTCGCCCGGCCATCGCGGTGAACGACCAGGCGTGCCCAGGCCCGCTTCGGTTTGAGAACTGGTATCCACGCGCGGCAGGCTACCTTGGTCAGGCTGGCTGGATGCCAGACTTCGGCTTCAACACCTCAGCCAACTACTACACCGGCGGCGACCCACTCGATAAGGCGACCTGGGTGCCTACTGGAGGCCAGAACAACACCCGTCGTATCGAGATCGCCTGGTATGCCAACCGCTCATCCCAGCGTGGGAAGTTCTTCGCCACCAACTTCGGCCAGATCGTGAGCGGCCCGACCGCGGCCGTCTGCGGCACCACGAAGACTGTGGGCGCGAAGACGTACCCCGTGCTGTGTCTGGAACAGTTCATCGCCCCGAGCCTCGGGTCGGTGCAGTTCCCAGGTAACGCCGTACAGAAGTCGTACGACTTCACGGGGGTGGTGAACCCCAACTAGGGAGGACAACCTATGCCGATCCGCCTACCGAGTCTGGAG